AACAGCATAATACTTTGGAGTACCTGCTCCTGTTGATGTCCTATTTGGCGCAAATTCATTCATAAACGAAATATCTTTTTGTATCAAGAATGTTCTATTATTAGAGCCATCAATTAATTGTATATACCTTGTTGCCTCCCAATCAGCTGGTAAAGGCAAAAAAGCATTGTTAACAGTTAAAGTGGCTGTGTCATATCTACGATAGTAATTTAAATCTACTTGTCGTCTGAGTTTGTCTTCAGTTGATACAATAAATTGATTAATAATAGCATCTGTAAGAACATCTGAAGTAGTTTCAGTATAGTTCCTTACATTGTCTAATAAATCTGAATAATCACTCATGATGTGCTCACTGTAACATTTCCAATAAAACTCTGCAATCTTGTTTCTTTAGCCTGTGTTTTTGGCTGCATACCAACACTTGCAAACCTATTTGTATTTACTCCGATTTGACCTAAAAAAACTCTTGAATCAGCTATCTGCCCTCTTGCATTTTCTAAAGCTTGAGGGTCGTTTATAATAGGTAAAGGCTCTAATTGAGGATGTTTTTCTTCAAATTCAGATATATGAACAGTCGATCCATTCCACTCTTTTACCATTTCATTGTATGGAAAAGCCATACCTGATCTATCAGATATTCTTTGTGCAAATTTTCCAGAGGCGTACTTACCCATTATAGACTTGGTAGATAAGATTTAGGTGTAAGAAATACACTTGTTCTTTCACCATCAGTGTTAGCAGCTCTTTGAAACTCATCTTCATAAACTTGTTTCAACAATTGAATTCTATCTGGCATTTTTTTCATAGCAATATAATAAGCTAATCCGGCTGTCATACATGGAAGAAAACGAAAAGGAATTTGAGCATTATTGGTGTAATCACCCGCATCAAACATACGAACAAGAGCATAATATCGTAGAGTGTAAGTTGTATCTGCTGCAGGGTATAGAAATAGTGTTGGGTTTATCGTACGTTCAAAATAGTATTGAGTTGGTCTTCCGCTGGTTGTTTTAACTGCATAGTTTAAATAAGTTGATCTACTTATTGATGTGGCGCTAAAATCATTATTACTACTGTCCCTTATAACCACATCAGTTATGTCTACAATTTGTTGACTATCATCAGCATTTGATCCAAACAAACTTGTGCCAGTTAAACTTGTTGTATTAGCAGCAATACTTTTTTCTTGTAATTGAATTGTCCAAAGATTTAATCCTCTATTAGCCCATTCAGCTAACATAAGATTAAGAGAACGCCTTGCAGTTTGCAAATCGTATCCACTACGAACTTGCAAACCACAACGTTCATATGCTTCTTCTGCTATTTCATCGATTGATAAATCAAAGCTAGCTGTAGATGCATATGTTGGCATTATCTTCTACCTTTTTTCTTAGCGGATTTTTTCTTAGTTCTAGATCCACCTTTCATCATAGGTTTCATTTTAGTACCCATTCCGCCCATTGCAGATTTCTTTTTGGTTCTCATGCCACCCATAGCAGACTTCTTCTTTGTGCGCATACCGCCCATTGCAGATTTCTTCTTGGTTCTCATTCCACCCATTGCAGATTTCTTCTTTGTGCGCATGCCACCCATAGCTGATTTTTTCTTCATAGAGATCTCCTTATTTTGTTATAAGTTTTATATCGCGTTTTAACCACCTCATTGTAGTATTCTTTTGGCCAGCCTCTATAGTAACCAGCCTTGTGTAATTTATCAGAAGCTTCTTGTAATAGCGAGAACTTTTGTGCAAGCATCATTGAATATTGAATCTGTTCATCGTACAAATCCTCTGTTCCTGGATCTATCAAGAATGCGTGTTCGTCCTCCGTGGGTAATGCACCTGGATGAAAACCCATAAAATAGATATCGTGTCTATTATACCACTGGTTATAACTATCTATATACTCTTGAAATACATGAGTAGGGTAATTGAAATAAGGATCACAAAATATTAGTAAATCATATTTTTCTAAGTCTAAACTATTTACATGTGTATTAAGCTGAGCTTTATACTGTTTAAATTTGGGTTTAATTTCTATTAAAACTTTTTTATCTCTCCAAGATTTTTTTGCAAACGGACACGCAGGCATGCCGTTTAAATGTTGATTAGGAACTTCTAATTGTAATTTAGACCACTCTCTAACGTCATCTTTTATTCTTTTTTCTAATTGCATCTTTACCTTTTCTAAAAATACTAGCTACTTGTGATTTACCCATGACCTTTGCTCTTTGTTCTCCAACAGTTAAAATTTGAATTTTTCTAGCAAACGGCTTATTAATTTTTTTGACTTTTGCAACTGTCCTTCTGGCGTCAGCAGGAGTAGCAAACTTAATACCCACAGTATCACGAGGATTTTCATCAGTATATAATCTCCTACCACTACCTTTTGGTTTTTTGCCAGTTCCTTTTTTAGGATCTTTAGAAGACACCCCTAAACCCAAATCCTTTTACTGCTGCACCAGCTCTTCTTGTATCTAACCCATTCATTGCAAATGTTTTTACATTAGTAGGTTTACCGCCAACTCCTTGAGCTTTACTTCTTTTACGCTTGACTGCAGATCTTCTTTGACTCTCTGACATTCTATTTGCTTTTGCTAATGGAACACATTTAGGATACTTTCTTTTTGCATCCTTTTTTTGTTTTGACCTTCCACACTTTTCAAAGCCACCGCCTTTTTTCTTTGATCCAATATCAACCCATTTTTGGTCAAACCACTTTTTTAATCCTGATTTAGCCATCAGCTTAATTTAGTTTGTTTTCTACTCTTATCTCTTACAGCTCCACATCCAGCAGCAATTATTGTATTAACACCTTCTTTAGCCATCACTTTTCTTGCATTAGATACTAACTTTCTTCTCTGTGAAGTTCTATTACCATCTGCATTAGGTTTTGGCCCTCTGAAATCTTTTCTTTTAACACCACTTGGATCTTTCACCTTACCCGCGCAAACTTTGGAAGCATAGGCGTTTGCATAAGCACTAGGGTAAACTTTAAATTTACGTTTAGCTGCGGCCTTACCTCTTGGACATAATTTAGTCATTATCTTTTCCTCGCAGTTTGTGCCGCTCTTTTGAAATTAGCTGCAGTGGGAGCACCCTTTGCGCCTTTTTTTCTCATTTTACCACCACGTTTTCTTTTAGCATGAATATTAGCATACAAACCTTTTTTCATCCTTGACCTCTATATTTAACGTACTGACGTCTTTTGTTTTTATTCTTCGGCCTACTGCGTGAAGAACGCCCTATACTAGTTCTTTTTTTAACTGGTGTAAAGTATTCGTTATTAGGCGATTTAGCCATAAATATTTCTTTCAAGATAATCGTACATCGTAAGACAATTTTCAGCTAAATCCTTAAACATTTTTTTTCTAGTTTCAAAGCCCTCTAGTTTATGACGCCAAGTTTCTTCCCAAAATTTAAGGTCACTATTAGCGTCTTTATACATTAATTCCTCAAATGTTATGGGAAACCAATTCATGCCAGTAGCTATGAAGGGAAAACCACCTAATGCATATTTATTACTTTCCATTTTATTTTCAAAAGCAATTTGAAAATTAGATTTGCTATCAATAAATTTTTCTTCAATTGGATATCTTCTATTCTGTATGTCTCTCCAGTATTTTGTGTCAGTTCTATTTGTCAAATTATAGTGTAAAGCTACAAATTCAGCAAAAGCCCTAAACTCTCTTCGGCAAGCTAAATTAAAATGATCTTTTGCAAACTGACTAACAATATTTTTTTTAAGAATTGGTATTAATTTTAAGGTAAAATCATGAATGCTTAACAGACCATTACTTTCTAAAGGTTCAATAAAACCCCCTGATAACCCTATAGCGCACACATTTTTTACCCAAAGTCTTTTATAAATCCCAATCTTTGTTTTAATTTTTCTAAAATCACAGTCATCTCTTCCTAGATAATTTTTAAATTGTTCTAAGGCAGTATCATCATCAATATACTTATTAGAAAAAACATAGCCTGTTCCTATTCTGCTCCACAAAGGCACATTCCATACCCATCCATTTTCTATAGCGGTGCAATTAGTATAATTTTTTAATTGTTCTTTTTTATTATCATAGGGCAATCTCGTAGCCCAAGCTGAATTATTAGGAAGTATATCTTCATAACTTTCAAAAGGTTCCTGTAATGTTTGACCTAATAGTAAAGATTTAAAACCTGTACAGTCTATATACAAATCAGCTTGTAGTTCTTTTTTTGTATCCATTAATAATGATTTTATTGATCCATCTTCATTTCTATTTATTTGTTCTATGTCCTCCACTAATGTCTCTCCACCCATAGGTAAAAATCTATTTTGCTCAATCCAATCAGCAAATTTAACTGCATCAAAATGATATGCTGCATGAATTTTATGATTGAAACTAGGAAAAATATTTTTGTCAGTCATTTTATTTTGGTTAATCATTGACATGTGTGGAACCATGCAATTTGCATAATCTGTAATAGGCGTATCAGGTTTTAAAAATTTTTTGCAATACCAATCATTTGTGGTTGTTATTTGATCATCAAGAAAAACCCAACCAAAAGGATAATGAAAACCACCATCACCTTTTTCATAAAAATTTTCAAATCTAATACTTAACTTATAAGTGGCATCGCAAGCCTTCATAAAATCTTTATCCTGTATATCTAAAAACTGTAAAAAATTATTTATATTTTCACGTGTGCTTTCTCCAACACCAATCGTTGGTATAGTTCTACCTTTAATCATGGTGATTTTTTTTTCAGGAAATACTTTTTTTAAAATTGATGACACTGACACACCTGCTGTTCCAGCCCCAACAACAATTATGTTATTTATTGGTTTCATAGTCAAATTTTTACATTTGTGATAAAGGATTTTCTAATGCGAGTTTTATTCTTTTCTCCACCTTTTCTTCTAATTCAGTCATGGCTGATTCCAACTTATCCGTTAATAATCGCATGTCTTCCTGAATGTCCTTCGTGGTATCTCTTAACTCCGAGCTG